ATGGCACGAACCACCCCTGTCGCTGGATCAGGATTGTGGTCAGAAGGACGCGCTGAATGACGGAGATCGCCGATCCAGCCATCGGAACGCCGATCACGATCTGCGAAGGTGTCATCAAATTGCTCTCTTAATTGCTGACCCGCCTTGCATAATACGGGCTTCATCCGAGTAGAAGCGCCACTTCATCTTCAGTTAAACCAATTTTAGAAAGTACGGCATCTCTGGCCTTTTGACGTGATGCAGCAATCTCATCGAGCTTAGCCTTTACTTCTGGCCAGATCGCTTGGCACTCAGCCAATGTAGGAGCAACATGATCACTCAAGAATGTAAGTGTGGCGATGTCTTCATTATCCATTGTCCATTGTGCGTTAGGACGAAGATAGGCAATGCAAGCTGATAGATCCATTACGCACCAATTTCCATGACGTAAAGGCTAGAGACTGCAGTAATGTTCGAATTGTCGCCGCGACGATTGACATATCCTGTCGTCGTACCAGTCACGCGCATTTGGACTTTGTAAGTTGTTGCGCTTGTCGTAGCTGGCGAATCGACTGTAAATCCGACTGCATTGACCAAGTAACTTGATGCAACAACGTTGGATTGAGTAGTTGCAATGTCTGTGCCTGATGACGGCTGCGCAATGGCTGTGCTATTGCGTACTAGGTTAAACGAGTTCATCGCGTTAGAGCCTGAGCTGTGTGAGTTCATGACGTTCATAAAAACCAAAATCGTGCTCGTGCTAGCGGTCGGAGTGATTGACACACTTAGACCAGTTACGTCCACCATTGATGTTGATGTTGTAGAAAAAGAATCAAGTTTGGTAGTTGAAACTACTTGCAAAATCTTGCCAGCAGGTGCCCATTTAAGGCCTGTGGCTTCGGCTGAATCTGCAACGAGTACTCGACCATTTGCGCCGACGCCTAGACGGGCATTGGTTGTGGAATAAGTGTATAGATCGCCCTTAGTGGTCAAAGGTGATGCGCTTCCGCCGATGGTCGTCCAAGCTGATCCCGAATAGTATTGCGTCGCATCTGTATCTTTAAGATAGGAGATCATGCCTTCTTGCGGTGAGACAATGGCCGAGGTACGAGCTGCCGCGCTGGCAAAGACCATGACCACCTGAGAGGCTAGATAGCCATTGGCATCGGCGGCAGTTAGCACGTCCCCTGTTGCAAATTCTTTATATCCTAAACCAGCTGCCATTGTTTTTCTCCTAGTATCCTAATATGGATTGTCCGATTATACCGTAATTTACGTTTCCAACTATGAATCCTTCACAAATCGGCTCAAGCGTGGTGAGAGTGCACTTCATGCTGTTTGGGGTGATGTCCCATGCTAGACCCTGAACTTGCAAGGTCTTGACGATTGTCGAGCCATCAGGCTGGATGTTAGTAATCTTCACATTGTCAAAGTAATCAAGGCCAATCATTGTGTCTGTAGGGACTGCCGTGTCCAATAAATCGACTGTCATGGCATCGATGCGAATGGTTGTCTCGGCTCTAGTTGCCACATAAATCTTGGCAATGTCTAAGACTTGAGCATCTGTTTCAGGAATCATCTCTGTCAGAGTAGTGCCATGAGGGAAGTACTTTGCCGACGAATCAACATTGACTGCCGTCTGTGCTGTGCCACCGATTCGTGTCATGCTGGCTTGATTGATGATCAGTTTGTCATCGAAGGCATATTGGAGATTAGAGTAGGGAATGCCAGTAGTTTGATTGAACTCGATTGGTGCAGGTGCTAAAGATGAGACTACATCGGCGCGATCCTTGAATTCTGCAATGCCTTCGGTGTCGATAAAGAACGCACCCTGCTCGGCGAACTCTGCCGCCTTGAGGGCTTGCAAGGATGTGCGAGCTGTGCCGGGATCGACTTGAACTGTTGTCGAGCCTGTGTCGATAACTCGCATGGATAGCGGATAATCTACTTGATCAAGAATCTTAGTGATACGCGTGCCAGTAGTCTGACCCGCTGTGGCGCCCGTCACACTTGCTATGTTAGCCATTTGAAAGAGTCTAAAGGCGTCATAGCAATGAATGTCCACATACCCTAATTCTTGCCCTGTGGGATAGGTGTATTTGTAGGAATCGACATAACCTGAAAATAAGAAGTGCTGTGCCGTCGAAGTAGTTGCTGCGACGCGAATCTTGCGTAGTGGAGTCAAAAAGCCAAAATAAGGTGAAGCTGTATTTTGAGGATTGAACGAGCCATCCTGATCGATGACTCTAACTGTGCAAGTGCCTGCCTCGTAGGTATCGCGCATGACGTTACGGCCACGAGCGATCTTGATGGATCGAGTCACATCGCTGAGATCGACTGTCGGCGTGTTTACAGGGGAATCGCCAAATCTGCTCGTGCCAATGACGCCAAAGGTGGGATCGCCTATAACGAACCCTAGGCCAAATGTAGCGCCTTGGCTAAAGTCGAACGAGACCGAGATCGTGGCAGGTAAGGTCATTTGATCGAAGGTGCCCCACGGCCGTTATATCGGCTCACGTCGCTGAAAGTACCTGAGAGAGACTGATTAACTTGAGCGTTAGTGATCGCATTAGCAACAGGATCGCCATCGACATTTACCACGACGTTTAGAATTGTGTCAGCGGTTGCACCAGCGCCTATAGCCCCGAGCCCTAAATAGTCTCCAGCTGCTCTCGGAGCAATACCACCGCTCGGCACGTTAAATGTAGGCATGGTAAATGTAGGCATGGTAAATGTAGGCGCGACCCAATTACGATAAGGGTTTGGAGCTTCAGGGGTTGCAAGTAATGCAGCTTTAAGATCATTCTGACGCTTGACGGCCTCGGTCAATTCTGCAGATAACTTGAGTGCTTGTGACTCATTTTTATCAAGCAAGGCAAGTTGCAACTGTAAAGATAGGCGATCAGTCTCACTAATCTGTCCTCGTAATGCAGCCGTCACGCTAATGCGATCTAGGTCTAGAACCTTTGAAGCCTTAGTCAAGGCGTTCTGTTTCTTCTGTGTGTCGAGAGTTTTCTTTTGCAATGCTGCTAATTCTTTAGCACGCTTGACGGCAGCCGCTTCTGCCCTCTTGCGAGCTGCATCATTTGGATCTACATAACCCGGGCCAAGCGCAGAACTAGGATAGCCGCCCATGCCCGGAGTGGCCTCTTTTGCTAAATCTGAAAGAGACTTAAAGGCTTTTCTAAGAATGCCAGTATTAGGAAGCAAATCTAAAATTGTTCCTTGGTTTCTAGATAAAACGTCAATGCCGGGAATTGCTTTAATCTTGTTAATTAAAACAGCGATACCAGTAATAGCATTTGAAATTTCTGTTGAAAACTCCAACATAGAATCTGCTAAAGGTTGGATAGTATTGCCGTCTCCACCGAGTAGAGAAAGACTTTCTACTAGACCTTTGCCGATGTTTTCCGTAGCTTCACTAGCGGCGTTAGATAGGATGCCCATCTTGCCAGCATAAGTAGTTAAATATTGAGCATTTGAACCCGAGAATTGTTTTGTAAGTTTTTCCTGAACATCTGCAAAGCTCATTGTTTTAAGCTCGACTTGAGACAGGCCTAGAGAATACTTACGAAGCCCACGAGTCTGACCGACGTAGGCCATAGTAAGATCATTGACTACTGTCTCATAATCGACGCCTGAGCCGCGAGAGATGTCTAGGGCTTGCGTGAGTAATTCTGTGGACTTAGTTACCGATCCAGTTGTCTGCAATAGACGCTGTAAAGATGGACGAAGTTGATCATCTGTAACGCCTGAGGCATTAGCCATCTGACTGATAAATGTTTCAAGATTAGGAATCTCAAAGGCTAGGCCTAAATTTTTAACTGACTGAGCTAAGCGACTTGCGGCCTTTTCATCTTCGATAAATGCCTTAGCGGCGGCCTTGCCAAATTGAGTAATCTTTTGCACGCTAAAGGCCGCAAGTAGACTTGAGCCTAATCTTTTAACGCCTCGGTCTAGCGCGGTCGTAGCCTTGCTAGCTTGATCAAAAGCCTTTTTACCCTTGAACTCACCAATAATCGGGATGCGTAATTCAGCCATTTAGATATTGCCTTTCGCGTTAAACTTTGCAGCGGCTTTTTCTAGAGCTCTAATGACTCCGACTTTGGCCTTGCCTTCATCTTCTTTGTAGGCCTTAAACATTGCTCGGCCTTGCATTTTGCCTGAGCCTGTCATTGTGCCGGGCAGATTAGACACGAACTTGCTACTAGACTTGCGTCCAGCCCACTCATAAATGACTCCGCCAGCGGTCTTATTGTGGATCGAAACTGTTTGAATCCAACCCTGACGATTGGGTTTAGTAGGTGTCAATTTATAGCCAACGCCTCGACGGGCGATGCTGGCGTCATATTTAGGGAATCGACCCGGCTCGCTAGTGCCTACCCAACCCGAAGGCAATGATGAGTTGGATGGCATAAAGCCCCTAGCCTTTTTAACCAATGGCTTTAAGAATCCAACCATCTCGTCACGAGTTTCTTTATCTAGATCAGGCGAAAATTGCTTGAGAGCCTTACGAAGCGCGTTAGCGCCTTTTAGCTCTGTAGGCATCGCTCTGTTCCTTTGCTCGGTCTTTCAACGCCTTCAATAACATTTGAAGCATTGATGGATCTAAATCAATCAAATCTTGTGGAGCGATAGCCGTCTCAATGCTCAAGCGAGCAATGAGGTAGTGGATGCTATCGCGCCCTAGACCAAAGGGTCTGACTCTGCAACCTCGACACTCTTTAGAATATCAAGAAAGTCAGGACCAAATGGCTTGACTGTGACTCCACTAAGTCTAAGGCCTTCCCATGCAAGCCAATAGACTGATGTTTGCATCTCATCATCTCGCATGGATTTATGAAATCCTTTTTTATGATGCAATTCATATGAGTATTCAAGACGAGGCGTGATTTCTATATCATGCACCATATTGTCTGTCATCGTTACTATTAACTTTGCCATGCTGTGCCCCTTTGTTTAGTTGGATTATGCTGTGGTTACTACGACTGTACCAGAAACGTTCCAGGTTACTGACTGAGTTGATAGATCGCCAACTGCACCATTTACAGGTGTAGTGTTGTTGACCAAGCAAGTCATTGTGTAAAGTGGATTTGTAGGTGATGTAGCAGCAGAAGTCTGCTTGAGTGTAACTGTGACGTTGTTACCCCATACAGAAGATGAGTTCAATGTCTGTAGTGTCTTAGATGTTGCTTCATCATTGAGAAAGTCGATTGTGATTGAAGATGCCTCAAGGCCTTTAACGAACTTATGTCCGCTGTCGCCCATTGCTGTAACTTCAAGCTCATCGAATGATCGGTTAAGTGTTACGCTTGTAACTAGAGTAGAGAGATCAACCGCGTTGACAGTTAGAACTACTCCGTTGCTTAGATATACTGACACGGTTTATTCCTCGTCTTTCTTAGTAATTGGCTTTGCAGCCGCTGGTTTTACCTGACCGATTTTGATCAGGAATGCTTCATTTTCTTTTTCCCATTGTTCCAAGTCGGTCATGGTTATGTCCATTCTGTCAAGATTGACACGTTGATGTTACATGTAAGTAAGTCACCTGAAACGGCACTTAGTACGGCTGGCGCCGATACTTCTGTGACATTGTAGGTGTATGAAGACGCGGCAAGTAAATTAAAAACTCGCACGATGTTGTCTTCCATCCCGTTTAGGTTGCCTTCGTTATCCAACAATGGAACCATGACGGAAATAGTAAAGTTCGCCATTGGGGCGATTGTGTTGCGCGAGTTATTTGTAGGCGTGATATAAGGATCGGCAGGTGCGACGATGACGCTGTTAGCAATAGGGGTTGCAGGTGGGAAGCTAAAGACTGACCACTTAGCATTGTCAATAAGTGCTGTTGCGATACCTGCTCGGAGTGTTGATATGGCGGCCATTAGCCCACCATCGATCTCGGATCAAGATAAGGCGCGAGAAGGCCACGGACGCGAGCCAAAAGGGTATTGCCCATGCGAAAAGGAGAAGGCTGATAGCCATCGATTGTGACTCCGCCTGAAGATGGGCTCTGTTTGCTCTGCCAAATGTCGATCGAGATCATAAGAGCAGCTTCTTGGATTGCTGGAACTGTTGAATAATCTGTGTAAGTTTCGACTGCCGCGATGCCATAAGGCTCGACTGTGTGACGTGGATTGTCGCTGGTGTGAGCTGTAGTTACGTTAAATGAACTAGTATCGACTTTTGTAATTGTCTTCGTGCCATTATATCGGCTACCTGCACCAGAAATTGTAACTTGTTGTCCAACGTAGAAATACTCGCGGATATCCTGATCAAAATAAAGTGTTCCTACTGTCCCCGTGTTGCCGTGAGCAATGATGTACTGCTGATTTTTCCATAGAAAGGGCAAGAGTACGTTATCTGCGGCATCGCAGACTTGCTGCAAGACTGCATCAGTATAGAGAGTGCCAACGCCGAGGGCGGTGCGAAGCTCTGCAACTGTAGTCAATGCCATGCTCTGATCCTTTCTAAAGACTCCAGGGGTAGAAGGGCACTACCCCTGGAGCGACTTAGTTTGGCTTACGCCTTGTTGTTCTTGAATGCGCCTGCTGCGACCTTTGTAGCGATTGCGCCAAAGCCGTAGTAGCCGATTGTTACCTGTCCTGCTGCAGTTGACTCTGCGCGTAGGCGGTAGGTTGGTGACTCGTACCATGTGTACGCATCTGGGTTAACGATGAGGATTGTTCCATCGCCATCGCCGCCGTTTGTTGGATCAACGTAAAGGTTGAGTCCAGCAACGTTACCTGTGAGTGAAGTTGGAGCAACTGCTCCGCCTGCGTTCATTGGTTGTGAAGCTGTGTAGATTGGACGTCCGGCATCGTTAAGTGACATGATGTTTGACCATTGTCCTGTTGATACGACCATGTTGCGAGCAAATGGATTTGGAAGTCCTGCTGTTGCGCCATAGACAGATGCTGATCCGCGAGCAACGATTCCGAGAAGTTCGGCTGCTGTTGGGTATGTTGCAACTGTTGTTGCATCAAGTGAAGCACCTGAGATAAGTGCAGCGTTAACTGCTGAGTTAGTCGCC